CCTTAGTGTATTTTAGGTCACATAGGGACGTTTTACAATCCGTTGCTGTAAGACTGATTATCTTACAGTGTCCTAGCCCTTTGGTGGGAGAAATTGATGGGAAAGCCATTCCTGAGACTTCGACGTAAGCGCTTTGTCTCAACACAACCCGGATATGAATCTTACCTCCGTATGGTCAATAAGCCAGTAGGTGTCATAAAAGATAACTTCTTAGCAGGTGAGTTGGGCGGCAGATTCGATGATGCGACTATGTCGCAAAGTCAATACCAACCAGAGAAGCTTTTTGAAGCATTGAAAGCGTACGACCGGGCGTACCAATGGCAGCCAAACACGAGGCTGCTCTCAAAAGCCTATAACGTAGTCCACTCAATGTTTTCGAGACTGGACGGTACTCTAATCCCCATGGATTGGCGTGAGGTGCTACACTTTGCTAACAAGACAGCGAGTGCAGGCGCACCCTACTTCATGAAGAAAAGAGAGGTGCTGGAGTCAGGATATAAGTTTGACCCTAGCCGCGTTGGGCTGGACCCATGTGTTGCATATTTTAGAACCCAAAGTCGCCGGTCTGACGATGGGGGATTTAAGCCTAAAGTCCGTTTAGTGTGGGGTTTCCCATTAGACACGACGGTTGCTGAGGGGCGATATGCTAGAAGCGCAATCCAGGCATTGTCACGAATTAAAACTCCGTACGTACTTGGTTTGAGTAGAACTCACATTGCTGCAAGGCTTAGTGCGTTCCAATGGGCCCCGTTAGTAGGTTCTTTCGACTGGTCGAAGTTTGACGCCAGTGTTCCACCTCAATTAATAAGGCTTGCCTTTAAAATTGTGCGGGGGTGGTTCGCTGAGGTCGAAGAGACAGAGTGGAACGCGATAGTGAAGTATTTTATTCACACCCCGATCGTCATGCCAGACGGCCGCGTTTACTTTGGTAAAACAGGTGGGATTCCTAGTGGAAGTTATTTCACTGGGTTAATCGGTTCCATCTGTAATCTACTTCTGATTGAGTACTTAACCCATGAGCAAGGAGCTGGTATACGAGACATCCTCGTAATGGGTGACGACAGTGTCGTTGCCCTCAGCCATGCGTTGGACCTTCGTCGAATGGGTGAAGTGGCACGCTTGCAATTTGGGATGGAGTTACATCCTGATAAGCAAAGGTACACCAGATACGACCACGACCTTGAATTCCTGAGTCATTGCTGGAAGAAGGGTCGGCCTACAAGGCCTCGAGAGGTGTCTCGAGCCAAGGCAGTCTACCCCGAAAGGGGTTTCAACTCGAAGTTACCAATCCATGAGTTACGTATTGAACGTTTACTCGGTCTCTATGCTGATAATCCAGATTTTTGGATCGACGTAGGAGAATATATGGAGAGGGAGGGTGTGGTCCACAGATATTCGCCACGCACTTATAGCGCGTGCGTGCGAAGCTTTGTGGACAAGACTAAGGAAGTGTATGGTCAAAGAGTTATATATGCGCCCCTTGCAGTGGCGACTTATATATAATTTTTAAG